AACAACTATTTTGAATATTCCTAAAAATTCAGTGATTAGTATTAAAAGATGTTATCATGTTAGAAATTATTTAGTTCCTAAAGAAACACTTTGTGAATGTGAATTAAATATAAATCATATTGTTTTGTAAAATTATTTATCTTCTTATTCTTCTTGTTTTAGATCTTTTACGTTTAGAACTTTTACGTTTAGATTTTCCTTTCTTCTTTCTGTTCTTGGAACTCTTCCTGTATCTCTTCTTTTTAGATTTTTTTCTACGTTTACCACCCCCGCCTCTATTAACTGTTGTATTTAAATCTAATAATGGGTGTTCGCTTTTCATAACTTCATACATTGCAGGATTATTTTTTCTCCATTCAGCTGCTGCTTGTTCTTGTTTTACCCTCGTCTCTTCCTGTATCCTACTTTTTAAAATACTTCGGAGAACTGTTATAATAGACCAGTCAAAAAATACCTTTCCACTATCACCAGTTAGACCTCTATTCACTTCTGCCTCTTCAAGATCTTCAAGATCAATTGCTTCATCTACCCCCACACTTTTAAGATCATTAATCAGTTCTTCGACCTTGCTTTCTGTCTGTCCTTTATTTTTCAAAATACTTATATTAGCGTTTACAAAATCTTCAATATTCATTACATCAATTTTACTCATTATATATATAATTTAGAAAAAAATATAGTATTATATGGTTAAAATTTATAAGAAATACCATTGATTATGTTGTAGCTATTCCTACTTACAAAATAAATGATGAAGTTACCATTAAAACTCTACCCACTCTGAACAGATGTAAAGTTGATAAAAACAAATTTTTTTATGTTAAAGGATAAACGCTTATACAATATAAGATGGGAAAGAACCGAGTTCAAAGAAAACAAAAAGAAAAAGATAAACCAAAAAAAGATAACATTTATAGTAAAAAGCATGTCCGTATAACTTTAATGAAACAAGAAAAGAAATTTAATTTATCTAAGAAGAACCATCATAATCGTTTTCAATAAAATACACTATAATGAATATTATAAGAACACATAAACTAACACATATACACAATCCACAAGTTATACCATATAAGTAATTATATGTATCATCATTATCTTTTTTAACAGGGATGGCTGTATTCAATGGCAAAACTTTAACCATTTTCTTTTAATTTATTTTGATTAAAGTATATCAAATTTGATAATATTTTTACTATAACAAACAAAAATATGATAACTTCATTACCAATTGATATTTTACCCTTTATAATCAATAATTTACATTTCAAAGATATATATAACCTATTCTATGTTTCAAAAGATATACAACAAATATATGGTTCGGATTTCAAAGGAAAATACTATCATAACTTTCTAATGAAATTAGTAAATAATAACTATGAAAAATTTAAAAATGAATTACATTATGTTAAAGATGGATTAAATGAACTATTCATGTATAGTTTACAAAATATCGATACTATCTGGTTAAATTATGAACAAGATTTTCATAATATGAAATATGTATATGAATGTATGTTAAGAGGTTGTCGCATAAACAATAATATACGCAATCAACTAAATATTAGAGGTTATCATTTTTATGATTATTTCTATAAGGATTTATTGAATTGTATGGATGATGATAGAATTGTAACACAAGAAAATATTGATAATTGTAAAAAACTACATAGCTTACATTCAACTTTCAGACCGTATATTAAAAAGTATAAGAAAAATGATTATTATTAAGAATTTTGAATATCAGCAGTGCTCAATAATAATGCGTAACATAACCATACTAATAGAGGTGCCAAGTACAATCTACTCTTCTTAGAAATTAATATCATTAAAATTACTATCGCTAAAATAGATAATAACATAATTGATAAAGCGCCTTTTTTACTCTTATAACATGAATAAACTACTATCCACATTGCCAACAATGTTGATAATCCAAAATATAAACCATCTATAACCTTATCTTTTTTATATTCCGAATTAATCCAACTTAATCCTAATAAAATATATAATATAGGCCACACTATCCCGAAAACATATCCGGGAGGTCTAAATTTAATATTAGACCCTGATTTACTCATTTTACATTTTAATGATACCAAATAACCGGCAAACATTGGATAAAACAAACGTATTAATTCATTGGTATTCATTCTTTATTATATTAAATATAATTATTATATCATTTAGTTATACATATTTACTCTAAACCTTAATACACTCGATAAACATAAACTTTTCTTCATTAATATTTTTTATTGTGAAATTATTATCTTCTAATAGTTTGACTAATTTATTTTCTCCAGTTTCTTCATATGTCCATCGCTTTGTAGGACACTATTATATATTATTTACATTATAATAACAAATTTGATTTTATAATTATAAGTAAATTAAAAACGATAAGTAAATTTAAAAAACGATAAGTAAATTTAAAAAAAACTATAAGTAAATTTAAAAAAACTATAAGTAAATTTAAAAAACAGGTAATTTATTTAAAAAATAAAATATATTATATAAGTATAAAAGAAATGGCTACAATTACGAACAATGTTATGGCAATGCAAAATGAACTACGCAACAAAGAAGGTATTACTGGGATAGATGCTATGCATCACGTTTTGATGGTTCTATTGGCAAAATCATTCACAACCGAACAATGTCAAAAACTAAACATTCCCGAAGAATATGCTTTTGAAAATATGATTGGTCTAAATAAAACAGATCTATACAATAAGTTTTACAATCCAAGAAACTCTCAGCATTGTGTTGTAAGGTATATTCGTAAAGGAGATATGTTCGGATATACGAAAGATCTACCATTCCAAATTAAGAATGAAAGTACTCTTGAATATATGTATCACAGAATTAACAATATTTCAACCGATGAACTAATGAATACATATGATGTTATTGGTGATATTTATGAACATTTCATTAATCGTGAAGGAAAAACAATGAAAGATCTAGGTCAGTATTTTACAGACAGAGGATTGATCAAGTACCTTGTTAGTTTGTGTAATCCTCAATTAACAGATGGTAAAGTCCCAACTGTTTGGGATCCTTCTTCGGGGACGGGCGGTTTCCTTATAGAATATATCCGCCAACTCAATGAAGCTAACCCTGATATAAATTGGAGTCTAAACAAAAATAATATTTTCGCAAATGATATTAACAAAAATACTTATAGCCTTCTAAAACAGAATCTATATTATTCTTTAAAGGAAGGTAGTGGAATTACTATTAAACTCCTTGATTCTCTTGTAAATAATGATGAACAAATGTATGATTTTATCCTTGCTAATCCTCCATTTGGTATTAAGGGACTTAAATACAAGGATATGAATAATCAGATTAAGGCACTCGGTATCAATGGAACTAAGGGGGAAATCCTTTTCCTTCAACTGTGTATGTGTAAACTAAATGAAAATGGAAAATGTGCGATTGTAGTCCCTGAAGGTGTCCTATTTAATTCGACAAAGATGTATAAGGAAACAAGGAAATATCTTCTAGAAAAATTTAACCTTAAGAAAGTCATCAAGGTTGGTGAAGGTGAATTCTTTAAGAATACAGGTGTAAAGACATCGGTTCTCTTCTTTGAGAAAACAGGACAAACTGAAAATGTTGAATTCATCCAGGTCAATAAGGTGAATGATAGTATTGAAGAAGTCCCTCTCATGACAGTTGAAATTGATAAGATTATCGAAAATGATTATTCACTCAATATGAATCTTTATAAAGAAATTGTTCTAGATGTCAATGAATATTTTGAAGTATTTGAACTTGGTAATATCTTTACATTAGAGAAGGGAACTATATCAGCAACAAATACTTCGAATACAGGTGAATACCTAGTTATATCTGTATCTGATAAAAGAACCCATAATGAATATACAAATGAAGGTGAAACACTGGCTATATGTGGTCATGGTGGTGGGAGCACAAAACTCCAATATACAAGGGAGAACTGTATTTTAACTTCACTAATGTATGAATTAAAAACAGATGTTTCTAAGTATAATAAGAAATATATGTATTATTATCTTAAAAATAATATTGAAAGTATTAAAAAGATTTCACTCAAAGGCGCTTGTCAACCTAGTTTAAACTTTGAAGTATTTAATAAAATTAAGGTTCCAGTCCCACCCCTAGAAGTGCAAAATAGAATTGTCGAACAGCTTGACAATATCTATGAAGTTGAAATTGAATCTTCTAAGAAGCTGATAGAATCTCTCAAAATGTCAATCGAAACAATTATGAAAAATACAATGTATCGTGATGACCTACAAGAATATAAGATTAAAGATGTAGTAACTACAAAAAGAGGGAACTTATGTAAACCTTCCGAAAATGAAGAAGATAATATTTATCCATATTACGCAGGGGATAAAATATCTGGATATGTTAACACATATTACTTTAGTGGTCCCTCTATAATGATGAACTATAGACTTTCTATAGGAAGTAAGCACCCGTGTCAATATATTAGTGGAGGTAATTACAATTGTTCACGATTTGCATGGGTTTGTACACTTAATTCAGAAAATATTCTTAATTATATTTATAATTACTTCAATAATATTATTAATTACGATAATTTACTTGTTGGTAGTACTATTCTCGAAATAAATCAAAAGAACTTAGGTAACTACAAAATTCGTATTCCACCGATTGAAGTCCAAAAACAAATTCTTGAAAAGATTGAACCAAAGGAATCTCTAATCCAAGAACTGAAAAAAAATATTGAAAGGGCTGAAAATGAAGCTAAAGATATTATGCAGATATTGTTTAATTAAAATTCATCACAATCTAAACCTGAATCATCCCAAAATCTCTTATTATATTTAGGATAAACATCTTCTAAATCGTGTAGTGCAGGCATATCATTATATTCACTTTCTTGAGTTTTATTATATTTTTTTTCAAAATCTACCCAAGTCATATATTGTTGTACATCTACAGAATATAAATCTAACCATGTATAATTATTTCTTTCCATATACTCTTTTATCCAATCATAATCAGGTAATCCCATTTTTAATTGTTTATTTTTTTTATAATCCTCAACATATGTTTTACTATCATCTTTTCTCCCACCAAGGGTCAGAATATTTTTCTTAATCATTGTAATCTTTAATTTACCAAGATTACACCTTTTTATAATTCTCATTTTTATTTCATTATTGATTTCAGGGATATCTTCATTAATTCTATGAGGTTCTTTTGGTTTCAGTTCTGTTTCACCATTGAGTTCATCAACCTTCACCTTAGAAATAATATTCTTATCTGAATAACTTATTTCTTCAACTATTCTTTTAATTAAAGGGAATGTCTTTATTTTTATTCCATTATCTTCTTCACAATAATTTTCATCTTCTTCGTATATCATTGGAATAATTATTTTTGCATGCTTTTCTGGGTTATTAGGATCTTTTCTACAACATCTTAATGCTGATTGAATAATACGAATACTTGATAACATATTATCTGCGAATAAAACTGAATCTAAACATGGAATATCAACACCTTCCCCAATTTTAAAGACATTTATCATAATTGCTATATTCCTGGATTCAAAATTTGCAATTAGTTCTCTTGTATTTTCAGTATTTTTATCGATTTTAAATATATCATCAGTTGTGATGGTTATAGGTAGAGTTTTTATTAACATATTTATAAAATTGTACACCTTTTCTATATCACAAATACGATTAGTAAATATAAGGATTTTTTTACTTCCATAATTTAATATTGATATTAATGAAATATAAGCACTAAGGAAAAGGTAATAATCATCTTTGTGTATTCCAATATCTTCATTTTTATTTATCATTTCTTCAACTATTTCATAATCTACTTTTAACATTGAAAGTGAATAATCACATATATATCCTTTATTTATACCCCATAGAATAGACTTCTCATCAATAACTTTACCAAATTTATTTTCATCAAAATTATCTATCATTGTTTGTTTATTTTCGCTATCAAACTTCTTCATTGTAGCTGTTAACCCTAATTGTTTTTTTATATTTAGTGATAAAATATCAGTATTCCTACATTTATTTTGTTCAACTAATTCTTGATCACCTTCACTATTAATACAATAATCACTATTACAAAGGTGATGGCACTCGTCTAATATAGCAAAATCATAATTTATCTCTAAATTTTTTAATTTATTGGATGAACGGTATGTTGTTATTATAACACCTTTTGGATTCTTATTAAACCATTCTTTTATTTCTATGATGTTTGTTGTTGTAATTATATCTTTTATTCTTACTGAACAAATACATAATATTGGAATATCATAAAATTTTTTTACTTCCTCTATCCATTGAGATATTAATGAAATATTATTCAATCCAATCAATAAATATTTTTTGAAATATTTAGTGGAAATATTTAAACTTGTCAGAGTTTTACCAAGACCACAACACCAATTCAGAATACCTTTACTATTTATATTAAACCAATTCATTATATTTTCAGTTATTTGGTAATCTCTCATTTCAGGTTTTATTTTTTCTTCTATCTTTTCCTGAATAATTTTTTTAAGTTTTTCTATTATGTCTATCTTTTCTTTTTTCTCTTTTTCATAAACTGCACTATATTCTTCTAATGATTTTTCAATTTCATTTGGATCACTTATTACCTTGTTATCATAACCACCTGTTTCAAGAGCTATTTTTATTTCATCAACCGTAAATCTTTTATCGAACCATTCTAAACCACCTGTATGGTCTGGAATCTTTGTTGTTGAATATCTATCAAAATATGCATGTAGATATTCTTCTATTTCACCCTCTTTTTCTTCTGTTTCACATTCTATTAAATATTCAAAATTAATACCATATTCTGAGTAACTTGTATCTAATGATGTTTTTCTATTTCTAAGGTATTTAGTTTTACCTATTTTAGTATGTTCTCCTCTTCCTTGGGATAAAGTCCAAGCAAAGTAAACAACCGGATGCATCAATATATCCATTTATTAAGGTATGTATTTATTAAGATATGTATTTACTTTTACATTTAAATCAAATTTATTTAAATAAAAAATTTATTGTTTTAGTTAAAATGTCTACAAGTTAATCCATCAAACTCTAAAGATAATATTAGTTTGAGCATTGATTAATTCATTTGATTTTTTAATATTTTTCCAATAATTCTTTTCTCTTTCAGATATACTCATATTAAATAAACTATCACGACATAATGGACAACAATGTGACTTTTTAAACCATTTATCAATACATTCTTTATGAAATAAATGATTGCATTTTAAAACTGTTTTATCTACACCAATAATACGATCAAAACAGATAGGACAATCCATAGTTAAGTTGGTTAATAATCAATATAATTCAATCAAATTTAAACAAAAGAAATTTGATTTATAATAAATATACCTATAGATAAAATGGACTATACTAA